GAAAGTGATGAAAATAAGTTGGAACAATATCAAGTATTTAAAACATTAAATGATAAATGGGTTAGTGGTGAGGAATTTAGTAACAAATACTTATTCGAAGATTTTCTATTTTATGACGTTGCAAATAGAGATGTAGGAGATAAAGCAATTATTACTACTGATGCTATCATGAGTTTTGATAGTCCTAACAATGCAAAAGCAAGTTTATTAACAATTATAGGTTCTTTGTTACAAGGTAATTTCTTTAATTTTATGGGTATGCCTAGTTACATTAATTTTTATGGTATGACATCCCAAGGAGATACCCCTATACCAAAGTTAAGTACTCAAGATGAAGCTGATGCAATTTTTGGTACTCATTTGGAAGTGGATAGTTTGGATTCTGGACCTAAATTTTTATGTCAGTATGTAGGACCACCATCTACACAACTTGGTGGTGAATTAAGTAAAAAAAGTAAGTATGAAAACGATTCATTTTTATTAGGCAGGACAGCACAAAATCCTTTGTTGTCTACAAATTATGACCCACAAAAAAATAATAAAGTAGTTGCGTTTGCGGTTGATTTTGGAATACAAAGTCAAGGAATTTTTAAAGGAATAACTTTAGACCAAAGTCAATTTAAAAATACTTCAGAATCATTTGCTGTTACAGAGTCTATGGCTCAATCAGCTAATGATAAAAGTATTTTAACTCAAGGATTAAGTTTATTTAACATATATAAAACTAGGTCTTATACTTGTAAAATAGAAGCTATGGGAAATGTATGTATACAACCAACCATGTATTTTTCACTTAGACATATACCTATGTTTAGTGGTCCATATTTAATTTTAGATGTAGAACACAATATACAACCAAATACAATGACAACTACGTTTACTGGTGTTAGAGTACCATTTCACAAAATGCCTGAAATAACACAATTAGTAGCTAAGGTTAATCAAACATTTTTAAATAAAGTAAGGAAAAAAGTTAAAGAAGAAAAAGCGATACAAAGACAAGGTGGTTTTGAACCAGAAAGCACCACAGAAAGTGATTCAGTTAAAAGTGGTAATTCTAATTTTAGAGGTAGAGATGACGATAAACTAGATTATATTATTATTCACGTTACCGCTGGAATAAACTATGGTAATGACCCAGTTTCCACAATAAATCAACAACATATAAATAGAGGATTTGCTGGTATTGGTTATCATTTTTTAATTGGTAGAGGAGCTGAAGGAAATGATAATAGTCCAGAAGGTACTTTGTATGGTGCTAGACCAGATAATAAAATTGGTGCTCACACTTTGGGACATAATAGTAGGTCTTTAGGTGTTAGTATGATAGCGAATTGTGATAAAATAGGTGTGTATGGTAAAGATGAAGGAGGTGACCATCCAACTAGAATACAAAAAGAAACACTGGAATGGACATTATTGTGGTTATTATTTAAAACAGGATTACTTAAAATGGGTAATAATATGTCAGTTATTGTTAAAACAAGAGAATCAGACGTTGAAGTTACTAACCCAAAAGTTTTGGACAATACTGGTGGTATAGGTTCAGATTTATGGATGAATATTTTAAAAGGACATAATGAATTTGCTAACAAAAGGTGTCCTTGTTTTAGAGTAGAAAGAACTTTAAGTGATACAAGTCCTGGTAGTTTAATGAGTAAACTAAGAGTTAAACTAAAAAAAGCTTTGGAAGATAGTAACTTTACACCAGGTCCAGATTATGGGCAAACATCAATGATTAGGTATTTTTCTAAAAAAGCTAAAGAAAAAGGTTGGGTACCAAGTCCATGGTCAACATCTACTGGACAATTCGGTGGAAGAGATTTAGCTGTAAACTAAAACAGAGATTTAGTAATGTCGTAATATTTATAAATAAAACGTTATTAATATGGAAAATATTGAAAAAAATTTAGATAATTATTTAGGAATCAAAAAACCTATCTCTAGTACTGTTTATAAAAAAGAAATGAAAACTGAAGAAGGGTTTGAAGAAGTATGTGATATGCAAACTGGAGAATGTAAAACAATTAAAACAAAAGACGGACTTATCGAAAGAGTTAATAAAAGAATGATTACTGAAGACGGTAGGAGTTTATTAATGGGATAAAAAAATAAAAAATGGCTCGTATAAAAAAAATAGAAAACATTTTATCTGAAGAATTAAAAAGATTCAACCAAATAGGTAGTTACGTAAAACAATTGGATGAACAATTTTTAGGTTTTGCTGGTGGAAGCTTTGAATTATCTGAACAAGAGGAGGGTGAAGAAGAAGTTGAAACTGAGGGTGGTGAAACAAATGTGGAAACTGATGATTTAACATTAGATGATACAGATACAACAGAAGATGAGTTGAGTTTAGATGACACAACGGAAGATGATTTATCTATGGATACTGATGTTACAACAGATGTTAGTGGAAATACTGAAGAAATTGATGTTACAGACATTGTAAAAATGACAAAAGAAACTGGTGAAAAAACTTCAGACTTGGAAAGTAGTGTTAATAATCAAAAAGATAGTATAGATTCATTAATAGATAAGTTAGATGATTTAGAAAATAAATTAAACTATATGGATAAACTAATGGCTTCCATTGGTAATTTAGAAGATAAAATAGAAGAATTTAGACCACAAACACCAGAAGAAAAATTAGAATTACGTTATTTAGATAGTGGACCATTTAATCAATCACCAAAAAAATACTGGGAAGAAAAAAAAGGTGAATTAAAAAAACAAAAAGACAAACATGATTATGTATTAACTTCTGATGATGTTGAAGATTATAATGATAGTGATATTAAAAATAGTTGGGTATACAATCCAGACGAAGATTAATTAAAAATAATATAATAAATTTAAGGGGGAAGGTTCATTGACTTCCCCTTTTTTATTTGTTATAATTAGGTATATAAATTTAATTAACAAAAAAAATAAAAATGAGTAGTTTAGACGCAATTTTAAAACAATACGAAGAGGGACAATCAGATAATAATACACCTAAAGTTAGTATTAGTAGAGAAGAAAGACTTAAAAAGTATTTCGCTACTTATCTACCTAAAGGTGAAAAAGAAGGTGAGAAAACTATTAGAATCGTACCAACAAGTGACGGTAGTTCACCATTTAAAGAAGTGTTCTTTCATGAAGTACAAGTAGATGGACAATGGGTTAAATTAATGGACCCAGGTAAAAATGGTGATGGTTCACCAACTGGTGAAAGAAGCCCATTAAATGAAGTTGAAGAGGCATTAAGGATGACTGGCAATCAAAAAGACAAAGAAATTGCTAGACAATATCGTTCTAAGAAATTTTACATTGTTAAAATTATTGACCGTGACGCTGAAGAAGATGGTGTTAAATTCTGGAGATTTAAATGGAATTATAAAGGTGACGGAATCATGGATAAAATCATCCCAATTTTCCAAAAAAGAGGAGATATTACAGATGCTGTTGAAGGTAGAGATTTAACATTAATGTTGAAATCAATTCCATTACCTAATGGTAAAGGAAACTATACTGTTGTTTCTATGGTGATGGCTGAGGACCCAAGTCCGTTGTCTACAGATGAAAACACAGCTAAAGAATGGTTGAGTAATTCTGAAACATATAAAGATGTTTATTCACAAAAACCAGTTGAGTATTTAGAAGCTATTGCTAGAGGAGAAACCCCAACATGGGATAGTGATTTGAAAAAATATGTTTATGGTGACTCAGAAAGTACTATAGAGTTTGGAGACAATTCAAATCAAACACAAAATGTAGGTAACTTTGACCCACAGGCTGACCAAGATGTTGATGAAGAATTACCTTTCTAAAATTAAATTATAATGGCAATTAAGAAAAAAAGTTTTAAAGACGTTAAAGGTAAATTTTCTAAAAAAGCTTCCTTCAAACCAGATAGATTTTTTGATTTGGGGGAAGCGTTTTTAGACGCTACTGGAATACCAGGACCTTCCATGGGGCATATAAATATGTTTCTTGGTCATTCTGATACTGGAAAAACTACAGCTTTAGTTAAAACAGCTGTTGATGCTCAAAAGAAAGGTATTTTACCGGTGTTCATTATAACTGAACAAAAATGGGATTTTGACCATGCTAAATTAATGGGTCTTGATTGTGAGTTAACCGAGGAAGGAGATTGGGACGGTTTTTTCTTATTCAATAACGATTTTCAATATATTGAACAAATCACTGATTATATAAATGATTTGTTAGATGCACAAGAAAAAGGTGAATTAGAATATGATTTGGTTTTCCTTTGGGATTCGGTTGGTTCTGTTCCATGTAAAATGACTTTTGATGGTAAAGGTGGAAAACAGCATAACGCTAGTGTATTATCTGATAAAATTGGTATGGGAATAAACCAAAGAATTACTGGTTCTAGAAAAACTAGTTCAACATATTTAAATAGTTTAATTACGGTAAATCAACCGTGGGTTGAACTACCAGATAACCCATTCTCACAACCTAAAATTAAAGCTAAAGGAGGTGAATCACTTTGGTTAAACTCCACATTAGTATTTTTGTTTGGGAATCAAAAAAATGCTGGAACATCTAAAATAACAGCAACAAAAGATAAAAGAAAAGTAAAATTCGCTACACGTACTAAAATATCTATTATGAAAAACCACGTAAATGGTTTGGGTTATGAAGATGGTAAAATTTTAGTTACACCACACGGTTTTTTAAAAGGTAAAGATGCTAGCGAAGAAAAAAAATCAATAGAAGATTATAAATCTGAAAACTCTGATTATTGGAAAAACATAATTGGCTCTGACGGTGATTATAATTTAGCTGTCGAAGACACAGGAGAAATATTTTAAATTAAAAAAAATGGCAAAAGTAGAAAAAGGAAACAAAATTAAAGTTCATTACGTTGGAACTTTAAATAACGGTGAAAAATTTGATAGTTCACATGATAGAGGGCAAACTTTAGATTTTGAAGTTGGCAGTGGACAAATGATTAAAGGATTTGATGAGGGAGTTATTGGTATGGAAGTAGGTGAAAGTAAAACACTACAATTAAAACCAGAAGATGCTTATGGTTTAAGAAATGAAGAAGCTCAAACGGAAGTACCAAGAGAGGCTTTACCACAAGATTTTAATCCACAAATTGGTGAAACAGTACAAGGACAAACTGTCGATGGAAGACCAATTCTAGCTAAAGTTAAAGAGTTATTAGAAGACAAAGTAATTTTAGATTTAAATCATCCACTAGCGGGTGAAGAATTGAATTTCCAAGTAGATTTAGTAGAGATAGAAAAATAGTATTTAACCACATAAATAACCAAAATGTTAAAGACATTAGTTGTCGATGGTAATAGTATATTACAAACAGGATTTCATGGTGTAAAAGATTTTTACCATAATGATAAACATTTTGGTGCTATTTTTTATTTCTTAAACACACTCAAAAAAAATCTAGAAAATGAGTCGTATGATAAAGTAGTTGTTTTTTGGGACGGAAGAAAAAACTACAAATATAGAAGAGACTTATATCCAACCTATAAGGTAAATCGTAAAAAAAGATTAGATAAAGATAAGACTGATGATATGTTCCGTCAAAAAAATAGGATATCACAGTATCTAGAAGAATTATTTGTTAGACAAGGTGAGTACGATAATTGTGAAGCTGATGACTGCATCGCATATTATTGTACTCATTCTAAAAATGAAATAAAAACAGTGTTAACAAATGATAAAGACCTATTACAATTAGTTGATGATAATGTTAATGTATTACTAAATACAAACGATACACTTATTAGAATTAATGACAAAGTTAGAATAGGAAAATTACCCTTAAATATCCCAACAACAAACATCCCCATAGTTAAAATTTTATTAGGTGATAGAAGTGACAATATCAAAGGAATTATGTATTTTGGTGAAAAGTCTTTAATAAAGCATTTTCCAGAGATAGAAAATCAAAAGGTTACTGTAGAAGAAATATTAATTAAGACTAGGAGTAAAATTACTGAAGGTAGTAAAGATAGGGGTTTAAAAAACTTATCTAATGGACTTTCAGCGGATGGTAGGAAAGGTGATGAGTTTTTTAAAATTAATAAGAAGATAATAGATTTAAATAATGTTTTTTTAACTGATGAAGCTAAGACTGAAATATTAGATTTGATAAACGAATCTTTAGACCCAGAAGGTAGAGAAAATGAAAATATAGTACAAATGATGAATGAAGATGGGTTGTTCGGTGTACTATCTAAAAAAGATGACAATTGGACATCATTTATTCACCCATTAATTAAAATAAGAAAAAAAGAAATTAATTATTATAAAACACAAAACAATTAAAATGGAAGATAGAAAAATAACAAAATTCGAATTTTTACTAACATTGGAAGACCACATTGTTTGCCAAAGATTTTTTAATGTTAAAGGGTATAAACCAGTTAATATTAGGTCTTTAAATTTGTATGATACGGTAAATGATATAAAATCTGATATAATGAAGTCATTAAAGATGAAATCCACAGATTATTTATTGTCTCTTTATAATCCATATATATACACTGTCAATTTGTCAGAACAAGACTTAGATGAAGCACCTAAAGAATATTTTAATATCTACATAAAATTGAACAATGAAGTAGTATCACATAGAATTTTTCCAGCTTGGATATACCCAGGAAAAGTAAGATATACTGTAGATATTAGACCATTTCTTGGACGAATTTTAAGAGAATTAACTGACGTATTGTCAGCTGAAAAAGTTGAGAGAAAATATCTAGAAACTACACTTTAATAGTATTTATTAATTACCTTAAAAGATGTAAGATAGATGAGAGAAAATAAAAGTTTTGGTTATTTAGGACACACGTTTCAAATCAAATTAATTAACCAAATAATAACTGATAAAAAGTTTGCTAATAATATAATTGAAGTAATAGACCCAAAGTATTTTGACAATCAATATTTTAAATTGATTAGTCAAATGACTAAAGAATATTTTGAAAAATACAACACACCACCAACTTTTGATGTTTTAGACCAAATGACCAAATTGGAAGTTAGTTCCGATATGGCTAGAACTAACATATTTGATATGTTGGTCGAGATAAGGGAAGTTAATGTTGAAGACCATTTGTGGATACAAGAAAAAGCTCTTAAATTTTGTAAACAACAAGAACTTAAAAAAGCTATAGTCAAAGTTAATAAAATAATTGAGAACGGTGATTTTGAGTCTTATGATAAGTGTGAGGAATATATTAGACAAGCGACACAAATTGGAGAAGTTACAGATGGGGCAATGGATGTTTTCCAAGACCTAGATGAAGCTTTAATTGATGATTTTAGAGACCCAATACCTTTAGGTATAAACGGTATTGATAATATTTTAGATGGTGGTTTAGCTAAAGGAGAGATTGGTGTATTTTTAGCACCCACTGGTGTTGGTAAAACCACTGTATTGACTAAAATAGCTAACACAGCTTATAATATGGGGTTTAGTGTTCTACAAATATTTTTTGAGGATAACCCAAAAGTTATACAAAGAAAACATATTACGTGTTGGTCTGGGATACCAGCACAAGAACAATCTTCTAGAAGAGAAGAAGTTTTAGAAAAGATTGCACCATATAAAAAAGGAAGAGGTAAATTAATCATAGAAAAATTACCATCAGATAGAATAACAATAGCTTCTATCAAAAATAGAATAAGAAAATTGGTAGCTGAAGGTAATAAATTTGATATGATTGTTTTAGATTACATTGATTGTGTACTTCCAGACAAACATTTTAATGAAAGTTGGCAAGGAGAAGGTTTAGTGATGAGACAATTTGAAAGTATGTGTAATGAATTAGATGTCGCAGGTTGGACCGCAGCTCAAGGAAATAGAACATCCATAAGTTCAGAAGTAGTTACAACTGATATGATGGGTGGTTCTATAAAGAAAGCACAAGTAGGTCACGTAATTATTACCCTAGCAAAAACATTACAACAGAAAGAAATGGGTCTAGCTACCATCGCAATTACCAAATCAAGAGTTGGTCAAGATGGTATTGTTTTCGAAAATTGTAAATTTAATAATGCAACATTGGAAATAGATACCGAACAATCTCAAACTTTATTAGGTTTAGAACAAGATAGAGAAAGAAGACAAGCTGAAAGAGTTAGAGCAGCATTAGCTAGAAGAGACCAACAAATAAACTAATAATAAAATTATAAAATGAGTAAAAGTAAAAATTTATTTAAGGAGAGAATTCCATATAAACCATTTGAATACCCAGAATATTATACTGAAGGTTGGATGAAACAGGCTCAGGCATTTTGGTTACACACTGAAATTTCAATGCAAGGTGATGTTAAAGATTGGAAAGAAAATTTAACTGAATCTGAAAAAAATTTAGTAGGGAATATCTTATTAGGTTTTGCACAAACTGAATGTGCGGTAAGTGATTATTGGACAACTATGGTTACCAAATGGTTTCCAAAACACGAGATTCGTCAAATGGCTATGATGTTTGGTTCACAAGAAACTATTCATGCTGTTGCTTATTCTTATCTTAATGAGACTCTTGGTCTTGAAAATTTTGAAGCATTTCTACACGAAGAAGCTATATCTAACAAATTTGAGTTATTGATGAATACTAGTTCTGATTATGACCACAATGATTTAATAACAATACCTACAGCTAGAAAAGAAGTTGCTAGAAGTTTAGCTATATTTTCTGCATTTGCAGAAGGTGTTTCATTATATTCATCGTTTGCTGTTCTTTATTCATTTCAATTGAGAAACTTATTAAAGGGTATTGGTCAACAGATGAAATGGTCTGTGAGAGATGAATCATTACATTCAAGAATGGGTTGTAAACTATTCAATCATATGTGTGAAGAATATCCAGAGTTGAGAGAAGAAAGCAAAGAAGATATTTACTCAGCAGCAAAATTAATAGTAGATTTAGAAGAAAAATTTATTGATAAAATGTTTGAAATGGGTGATTTAGAAAATTTATCAGCTTCGGATTTGAAAGAATTTATCAAACAAAGAACTAATGAAAAATTAAAAGAATTGGGTTACGGTGAACTATTTATCGTTAACCAAGAAAAATCTAGTAATCTTGATTGGTTTTATCATTTGACAGGTGGTCTTACACACACTGATTTTTTTGCCATTAGACCTACAGATTATTCTAAGGCAGGTGAAGATGACGATTGGGATGAAGATTCTTTATTTTAACAAAAAAATTTAAATTAAATATGAAAAATTATGCAGAACATTTAGGTTGGGAAGTTGACGTGGACTTCCCAAGTTGGGCAAACACACACGTATATATACAAACAATTTCTAATGGTTATTTACTTCCAGGTGAGAAACCAAAGGATGCGTATTGGAGAGTTGCTACTACAGTAGCTAAAAGGTTAGGTAAACCACAATTAACTACTAAATTTTTTGATTACATTTGGAAAGGGTGGTTATGTTTAGCTACACCAGTTTTATCTAACACAGGAACTGAAAGAGGACTACCTATTTCTTGTTTTGGTATTGATGTTGCAGATTCAATTGTAGATATTGGTACTAAAAATCTTGAAATGATGTTATTGGCAAAACATGGTGGTGGTGTTGGTATTGGAATCAACCAAATCAGACCAGCTGGTTCATCTATTACTGATAATGGTACTAGTGATGGTATTGTTCCATTTTGTAAAATATATGATTCTACAATTCTTGCAACTAATCAAGGTGCAGTAAGAAGAGGAGCAGCATCAGTAAATGTTAATATAGAACACGGTGATTTTGATGAGTGGTTAGAAATTAGAGAACCTAAAGGTGATGTTAATCGTCAATCTTTGAATCTTCATCAATGTGCTGTAATAGGTGATAAGTTTATGAGAAAACTTGAGGCTGGTGATAAAGAATCTAGAAAAAAATGGGCTAATTTACTTAAAAAACGTAGACAAACCGGTGAACCTTATATTATGTATAAGGGTAATGTTAATAAACAGAACCCAGAATCTTATAAGAAAAATGGTCTTAAAGTATTTATGACAAACATTTGTTCAGAAATTGTTTTACATACAGATGAATCACATTCATTTGTTTGTTGTCTTAGTTCATTGAATTTATCAAAATATGATGAATGGAAAGATACTGATTTAATTTACACAGCTACTTGGTTCTTGGATGGTGTTCTTGAAGAATTTATACAAAAGGCAAAATATAGAAAAGGATTTGAGAACTCAGTTCGTTCAGCAGAAAAAGGTAGAGCTTTAGGTTTAGGTGTTCTTGGTTGGCATACTTATTTACAACAAAAAGGAATTCCATTTGAGGGGTTACCAGCTCAATTTGAGACTAGAAGAATTTTTGGTCAAATTCAAACTGAATCTGAACAAGCTTCTAGAGATTTGGCTACAGAATATGGAGAACCTTTATGGTGTGTTGGTACTGGGATGAGAAATACACATCTAAGAGCTGTTGCACCAACGGTATCAAATTCAAAATTAGCTGGGGGTGTTTCAAGTGGTATTGAACCTATTCCAGCTAATGTTTATACGGAACAGAGTGCGAAAGGAACTTTTATTAGAAAAAATAAAGAACTAGAAAAAATATTTAGAAAGATTGGTATTAATAACAAAGAAACTTGGGATAAAATATTAAGTGATGGTGGTTCAGTTCAAGACATAAAAGAATTGGACGATTGGGGTTATATGAACAATAAGATAACACATATTGATGAAAAAAGTAATTCACATTTAGATTTTGTACCAGTTAAAGAAGTTTTTAAAACATTCAAAGAAATAAATCAATTAGAATTAGTTAGACAAGCTGGTGTAAGACAACAATTTATTGACCAATCAGTATCATTAAATCTTGCGTTTCCAAAAGAAGCGACACCAAAATGGATTAACCAAGTTCATTTAGAAGCTTGGAAACAAGGAATAAAAACTTTATATTATGTTAGAACAGAGAGTGTTTTAAGAGGTGATATAGCTAATAATGCGATGCAGGAATGCGTTAGTTGCGAAGGTTAATATTTATAATATGTGTTTAAAGTTCGATAAAGAAGATTTTTATTTGGATGACAATAATAAAATGGTGTTAACAGAAAAATACCATATAAAAAAAGGTTCTTGTTGTGGTGGTAAGTGTGTACATTGTCCATACTGGCCACCACATCAAAAATTTAATAAAGAGTTAAGAGAAGATGTATACGTTAAATCTTAAAGGTTATAAGATAGATGAAGCCCCCGAAATTGTAGATAGTTTTTTATATGACCAAAAATTGTACGACACAAAAGAAGTACAAATAATAACAGGAGATAGTAAAGTTATTAAATCCGTAGTTGCTGAAATAGCAGAAAACTACGGTTTTTCATGCAAACCACATTTATATAATAAAGAAGTTTTGACCCTTACAGTTTAGATTTACAAAAGTTAATATTTATAAATAAAAGTCATGGCAGAAAGAGAAACATTTGGAATTGATTTTCCTTTTCAGGATAGTGTGTTTGGGGATTACTTAAAAATGACAGAAACCCCCGAACAAGAAATTAAAGCTGATTTAATTCATTTGTTATTAACTAGAAAAGGAAGTAGATACTTTTTACCAGATTTTGGTACTTCTTTATATGAATATATTTTTGAACCATTAGATGCTCCTTCTTTTGCTTCTATAGAAGCTGAAATTAGAGAACAAGTAATAAAATATATACCTAATTTAAAATTAACCAATATTGAAGTTACAAGTGCTTTGGAAGCTGAAGAATTACCAGGTACGGTAGTAGCTGATAATGACCCTCGTGTTTATAGAGTTGCAGGTCAAGGTACTAAAGAACATACAGCTAAAGTAAGGTTAGACTATACTATAAACAGTGATGCTTTTGAAACACGAGACTTTGTAATAATTAATATTTAATAATGGCAAATAATAAAATATCTTATTCTGAAAGAGATTTTGTTAGTTTAAGGGGAGAACTATTAAACTATGTACAAGACCAATATCCAGACTTAATTCAAAACGCTAATGATGCGTCACTCTTTTCTGTTTTTCTTGATTTGAATGCGGCTATTGCTGATAACTTACATTATCATATAGATAGAAGTTTACAAGAGACAGTTTTACAATATGCAAATCAAAGGTCATCATTATTTAACATTGCTAGAACCTATGGTTTAAAGATACCTGGTAATAGACCTTCAGTGTCTGTTTGTGACTTTAGTATTACAGTACCAGTTTTACAAACTTCTGGTGGTGGTGATAAAGAAGATTTTAGATATTTGGGTACACTTAGAAGAGGTTCACAAATAAAAGGTGCGGGACAAGTATTTGAAAATATACACGATATTGACTTTTCAGTACCATTTGATGCTACTGGTTTCCCAAACAGAACAAAAGTGCCTAATTTTAACAATAATGGTAATATTGTTAGTTATACAATAACAAAACGAGAAGTTGTAATAAACGGAATTACAAAAGTTTTTAAACGAGTTATAACAAATAATGATGTGTTACCGTTTTTAAAAATATTTTTACCAGAGAAAAATATTTTAGGTGTAACTGGAGTAATTCAAAAAGATGGTACTAATATACAAGCAGTTCCAAAAGCTACTGAATTTATAACTTCACAAAATAAATGGTATGAAGTTGATGCTTTAGCACAAGATAAAGTTTTTGTTATAGATACAACTAAACAATCAGATTTACCTGGTGTAAAAGTAGGTAAATGGCAAACTGTAAATCAAAGATTCACTACAGAATACACACCAGAAGGTTTCTTTTATTTAACTTTAGGTGGTGGAACTAGTAGTTCACAAACTACATTAGATGATTTTACAACCCAAGGGTTTACAATGGATTTAAGTAGGTATATGAATAATTTTTCTTTGGGTAGTTCACCTAGAGCTAACACAACATTATTTATTCAATATAGAGTTGGTGGTGGAAAAGCTACAAATATAGGTCCAAATACACTAAATACTTTTGGTACTATAGATTTTGTTTTAAATGGTCCAAACATTAATATAAACAGGTCAGTTACTGAGTCTTTGAGTGTTAATAATGTTACAGCTGCTATAGGTGGAAATAACCAACCAACTGTAGAAGAAATTAGAAATTATATTGGTTTTAATTTCGCTTCACAAAAAAGAGCGGTTACTCTTTCAGATTATAAAGTTTTAATGGACACAATGCCTTCTATTTTTGGTGCACCAGCTAAATCTGGTGTTATGGAAGTAGAAAATAAAGTTATGGTTAAATTACTATCATACAATACCGATGGTTCATTAACATCAAATGTTAGTACTACATTAATGAACAATATTAGTGAGTACTTATCAGATTATAGAATGTTAAATGATTACATTACTATTGAACCAGCGGAAGTTATTGATTTATCATTAGAAATTGATTTATTGATTGACCCATCATTTAATAGTGGTGTTATAATAACAAATGTGATTAACACAACTAATGAATTTTTTGCTCCTAGAAACAGGGAAATGGGTACCGATGTATTTGTTGGTGAATTAATTAAAGATTTGGGAGCACAAGACGGAGTAATAAACTTAATTGACTTAAGAATATACAATAAAGTTGGGGGAGAATATTCAAGTAATGAAGTATCACAAAGATATATTGATGATGCGACTAAACAAATAGAATTAATTGACGGAGTTATATTCGCACAACCAACACAATCCTTTCAAGTAAGATATCCAACTAAAGATGTTTTGGTTAGAGTTAAATCAACAAATCAAACAACAGTATCTTAATTAGTTTACATATTTAATTATCTAAGTAAATTTGATTTTAAGCTAATAACTATTTATTTTATAAAGAATGCCATATGCCTAAATCATATAGGATTAAAGCTGAACCTAATCAAGACAAAAATATTTTTGTTAACTTAGAACAAGACTTTGACCAATTAGAAATATTAAGTTTAAAGATAATTAAGTCTGAGGTTTATTCTAGAACCTGTGCAGATTATGGTGTCATAGTTGGTCGTGCTCAAGCAAATGGTGGATTTGGAATACCTAACGCTAAAATATCTATTTTTGTACCAATAACAGATGAAGATGCTGAAGATGAGGTAATTTCTCAATTATATCCATATCGTAAAGTTACAGATAAAAATGAAGATGGGTATAGATATAATTTATTACCTAAAGAATCTGAAAGTTGTAATCATAAAGCGACTGGTAACTTTTTTACAGCAAAAGAAGTTATAAATAACCCAGTTATATTAGAGGTTTTTGAAAAATATTACAAATATACCACAAAAACTAATGAAAGTGGTGATTATATGTTGTGGGGTGTACCTTTGGGAAATCAAACAATTCATGCAAGTATAGATGTTAGTGATATTGGTTGTTATTCTATGAGACCTTATCAATTTATTAGACAAGGTGTCAGTGCATCTAGATTTGAAAGTGCTTTGGAATTTAAAAGTTCTGAAAATTTGGATACGTTACCACAAATAGTTTTACAAAATAAGGCAATACAAGTAGTTCCATTTTGGGGTGATGAGGATTTGTGTGGGATTGGTATAACTAGAGTAGATTTTGATTTAAGAGATTCTGGTATAGAAATAATACCTAGTTCTACATTTATTGGTTCAATAATTACTGATGATGATAATAATTATGTTTCTATAAGTGGAGTACCATCTAAAGAACAAGGACAATTATGTAATTTAACTACTGGTACTGGCACTATTGAAGCTATTAGACACACCATATTAAAAGAAGAAGATGGTTGTACACCTAAATTAGAAAGATTTAATTTAGATAATGGTGGAAAGGTAATTGATGGTAATGGAGCTTGGGTAACACAGTTACCTATGAACTTAGATTTTATAGTGACTAATGAATATGGTCAACAAATAATATCTGATGACCCAAAAGTAGGGATACCTACTAGAGCAAAATATAGATTTAGGATATCTTTTGATGGTACAGGGGGTGAGGTAAGAAGTGGTAGATATTTGGTACCCAATATAAGGGAATATACTGATGAAGAAAATTATCCAAAATCTTATTCGTTTTCAGATAAATTAGTAGATTATCCAGAAGTTTCAACACTACAAGATGTTTATGGGTCACCAGCTAACAAAGCTACAGATTATTTTTATGAATTTGTACCAAACAGAGTATATAGTGTAGCTAATTTTATAGATAATTATAGACAAAACGTAAATCAAGGTGGTAACAGAAGTGCTAATAGTAGATGGAGATTTTTAGGTATTAAAACCATAAATCCTGCACCCGAATCAAGGTGTACTGATATTACTAAAGAATTTCCAGTTAATGATGTTTTTAGGGGTGGTACTAGTAAATTTTCTACAACACAGATAACAAGGTTATTACAAGTTATAACTCTTACAATAGCTGCTTGTTTAATAAGTTACCAGCTATTTTCATTGTTATTTCAATATGGTCAGTTCGCTTTAAGGACTGTTCTATCAGTTAGTTTATTTACTGCTGGTACTACAGTAGTAGGAACTATTGTAGATACACCGATAGGTCTAATTTTACTAAGTTTATTCACAGCCGAGTTCTTTTTATCAATTGCAACAGCGATATTTGGCCCTATATTAATAATACCTATAGCTAAGGCGTTAATAGAAAATTTTTATGTTGTTAGACAATTATATAATTATCCAAACTGTGAACCATGTTTTTGTGGTACTTCTTTTAAATTTTTTGTTAGTAGGTTCATTTCTGTCCCGGAGGAAGATAAAATTTTACAAGAAACAATTGCTGATGACCCAAATAGTATAAATAATTGTAATGAGGAACCATATATGGAAGGTTTTGGTAGTGAAGAAGAAAATGCTTTTTTTTACCAAGGAAGAGAGGATGAATATCCAAAAGGTTGTTATGTATTACAATTTAGAAGAGGTGTATTTATTAGTTTTATTACTACGCTCGCGCTTATAATACCAGCTGGATTTATACCATTCGCTGGTGGTGCTATAGTATATGGAGCTCTTGCTGTTGGACTATCAATCCTTTTTGGAGCTTGTCTTGACAGTGTTTATAGAATGTATAAAAGTTTAAACCAATGGAGAATATTAGCTAATATATATACTGGGTTATGTGAGGGTGTGTTTAACATGAAGTTTAGTAATAATTGGATAAATGGCACTTTGTATTTTCCTAAATTTATTGTTAAAAAACAAAAAATAAATGATGAAAATGGTCAAGAAATAACACCAATAGTTAAATACGACACAAGATTGATATATGAGGATACAGATGAAAATAACACATACTACTATTATAGAAGTTGCCCATTTAGTGAAACTCAAGGATTTACATATAGTAACCCTTCTGTAGATTTATCATCACTTACTACACCATTAAAAGCTGCACATAAAGGAATAAACTTTCCAACTACTATAGTTGATTTAGGACCATTAGACCCATGTATTACAGAATTATGTAAAGAACAAAATAGTGACGATACGTGTGTTATAATAGATAATTTAAAATCAA